GAATAGATGGAACTAACAAATGTACTGTAACACCCAATGGATCAGATAAAATTCAAGGAACAGCTGCTTCAGTGGATCTTACAACTAACAATCAATCAGTCACACTTTTCTACACTGGTTCTAATAAGGGCTGGCAATTTAAAACTAATACAGCATAGGAGCTAAATAGATGGCTCTCACTCAAATCAAATTCGCACCTGGAGTTGATAAACAAGATACTAGCGTCGGCGCTATTGGTCGTTGGGTTGATTCAGATAATGTGAGGTGGAGATATGGATTGCCAGAAAAAGTGGGTGGTTGGCAATCTTTACTTACAGATTCAATGGTTGGTGTTGCTAGAAAACAACATGCTTTTGTTGATACAGAAGGTAATAGATACATTGGAATCGGCACAGATAAATTTTTACTTTTATTTTTTGAAGGACAATTATTTGATATTACTCCTTTAGCTGCTACAATTTCGTCGGCTACATTTACTTTTAATGGCACAACCACAGTTACTATTACTACTTCTTCTGCTCACAATTTAGAGGAAGGAGACATTGTTCTTTTTGATAGTGTTACATTACCAGGTGGAACAGGATTAAATGCCTCTGATTTTGAAGATAAATTATTTCAAGTTATAACAACTCCTACAGCAAATACTTTTACTATAACTTTTACAAGCGCAGGTTCAGCTGCATCAGGTGGTAGTGTAGATATAAAACCTTATGAAAGAATAGGTCCAGCTGCTCAAACTTATGGTTATGGTTTTGGTATCAGTCAGTATGGTGGAACTGTTCAAGGAGCACAAACAACCACTCTTAACGGAGCTTTGCTTGCGGACACAGCTGGTACAGGTGGATCGGGGACAGCAATAACTTTAGCATCGACAACTGGTTTTCCAACAGGTGGTGGAACAATTGCAGTGGGAACAGAATTAATAACTTATACAGGTGTAAGTTCAAATGATTTAACAGGTATAACTAGAGGAACAAATGGAACTGCAGTTTCAGGAACAACAGGACAAGCTCACAGTAATGGTGCAACGGTTACAAATGCTTCAGAATTTAGTGGTTGGGGTGATGCAGTTGATGCAGGTACAATTACACTAGAACCAGGACTTTGGTCTTTAAGTAACTTTGGTCAAGTATTGGTTGCAACAATTGCAAATGGTAAAACATTTACATGGAACGCTGGTGATGCAGCAAGATTAAGTGTAAGAGCTTCTACATCTACTTCTGGTTTTGCAACAACAAATAATCCAACTGCAACTAGATCAACTCTCATATCACCAACAACTAGACACTTAATTCATTTTGGAACCGAAACAACTATTGGTTCGGCTGCTACACAAGATGATATGTTTATTAGATTTTCTGAACAAGAAGATATTAATGACTATTCAATTTTAGCAACAAACACGGCAGGTTCTCAAAGATTGCAAGATGGTACAAAAATAATGGGTGCGTTAGTTGCAAAAGAAAATATTCTAGTATGGACAGACAATGCATTATATACAATGAAATTTGTTGGTGCACCATTTACATTTGGATTTGAACAAGTGGGTACGAACTGTGGTTTGATAGGTAAGAATGCAGCTATTGAAATTGATGGTGTTGCTTATTGGATGGGGACTAATGGTTTCTTCTCGTTCGATGGTACAGTAAATACATTACCATGTTCCGTTGAAGATTATGTCTATGATGATATTGATACTACAAAAGGACAACAAGTTTGTGCAGGTATTAATAATTTGTTTACAGAAGTTACATGGTGGTATCCTACATCGGGATCTGCTTTTAATAATAGATATGTAGTTTATAACTATGGTATAACTAATAATCCCTTACCAATGGGTAATTGGTATACTGGTGTTAACACTAATTCTATTAGAACAACGTGGATTGATTCATTGGTATATCCTAAACCCTATGCAACAGCTTATAGTAGTTCAGGCACAGGAACTTTCCCTAGTGTTATTGGTGAAACAGGATTAGGAAATAGTGTATTATTTGAACATGAAACGGGGACCGATCAAGTAAATCCAGATGGTAGTGTTACCACGCTTACATCTTTTGTACAGTCATATGACTTTTCATTACAGACTGATCAAGGTTCAGCTGAATACTTTTTAGCTATGAGAAGATTTTTACCTAATTTTAAAATATTACAAGGTAACGCTAATGTTACACTTTCAGTTGCAGATTTTCCAGCTAGTCCAAATACTGCAACCACATTAAGTCCTTTTGTAATAGATTCTAGCACAACTAAAATTGATACAAGAGCTAGAGGAAGATACGCAGCTTTAAAAATAGAAAATACAGGTGCAGCAGAATCGTGGAGATTTGGAACTTTTCAAGCTGACCTACAACCAGATGGAAGACGATAATGACAAAAGTAGTAGTAAGATTACCAGAACCTAAAAAAGAATATAGTGAAGATAATCAAAGACAAATAAACAGAGCGTTGTCTGCAATCATAGAACAATTAAACTCAACATATTTAACACAACAAAAAGAAGACCAAGAACGATTTACTTGGTTAGGATTAGGTTAATGGCAAATATATACAGAAATCAAAAAACAAGTTTAACAAATACAGACTTAACAACTTTATATACTGTGCCATCAAATTCACGTGCAATTGTTAAATCTATTTTAGTAGCAGAAGATGCAGCGGGATCGGCAACTGTTAAAGTAACTTTAGTAAATGCATCAAGCACTATTTTTGTAATAGATAATTTAGTAAGTTTATCTGCTAATGAAAACAAACAAGTTATATCAGAACCTTTAATTATGGAAGAAAGTGAAATATTAAAGGTGCAAGCAGCGAGTGGAGCTGTTGATGTAATAGCATCAGTATTAGAAATTAACAGGGAGGATAAATAATGCCGTTTATTGAAACAGAAGCTTCTGTTAGGTATGAGACTATTAATGGTAAAAGAGTGCCAGTAATTACACCTAAAACAGAGGTTACATTAACTAACACAGTTACAGGTCAAGAGTATATGTCCGATGCAGAAGCAATGGCCGATGTGCAAAATCCAAGCACAGAGACTAAATCTGAACATATACGAAGAGACGTAAATGTTACTGTAGAAGAGATAAAGATAGGCGCTGGCTTTAATATCAGCGATTGACGAATATGGAAAAACCTAGTAAATTGCAAGATACTCGCCTATTTACAAGCTTTGCGGACTTGCTATCACTAATATTACAAAGGAAACTATGCCATTAAAAAGAATAAAAAGAGCATTTAAAAAGCCACGTAAGTTCATCAAAAAACTTATACCAAAAGAAATAAGACCTTTTGTACCTTACATTGCAGCAGCAATGGGGCCAGCTGGTTTAGCGTCTTCTGGTATATTTTCTAATCCCGCAGTAACAAAAGCATTGATAGCCGGTGGTACAAGATTTGCTACAGATGATGAGGCAGATATAAAAGATATTGGTATTACGGCAGCATTGGCCGCAGCTCCAACGGCATTAGATCAATTTGCAGGACCTACAGGACCTGATCCTAATACTTTGGGAGGAATGTTAAGAAAAGGTGCAAGAACTGTTGCCCAAACAGCAAAAGATAAACCTTTAACCACAATGGGTATTCAAGCAGGAACTGATGCTGCCATTAAACAAATAGAACTAGACCAAGAGGCATTAGAAAAATACGAAGCAGATCTATTATCTAGAGGTATTAAAAATAAAGCTGCAAGAAGAAATGCAATCTTTAACGTATTTGTAAATGCAGGTTATACAGATGATGAAGTTAATAGTATGTTAGATTCATATGGTTATGCAGTTGGAGGTAAAGTTAAAAAGAAAGAAACGCCTTCAGCTGGTATTATGACTATAGAAACAGATGCAAAAGTAAATGATGATGGTGATGAAGAAATGTCTATGGAAGAATTTATAGAGATGATGAAAGGTGGAGATGACGACGAAGTATCCATCGATGATAGTTTATCTTATGCACAACAAGGTCTAGGTATGTTACAGGGTGATGTTAAGCCAATGCCGATGATGAGATTCGCGGACGGTGGATTTGGTGGTATTACAGAAGCTGTTGAAAGCATAGAAGAAAAGCCAAAAGAATTTTTAGTAGATAAGTTAAAAGTAACTCAACAACCAGGTCAGTCAGAGATGAGAGCTATTATAGAAGCAATGTACAATGACATTGATGGTGTAATGCCTGAAGACAGAAAAAGAGAATTTTATGAGCTATATGCTCCACAAATGTATATGAGTGGAGAGATGGAAAAACCAGAATTTGAATTTATACAAACAGAAATATTAGATAAAGAAGTACCTAAAATGAAAGAAGGTGGTAAAGTTAAAAAGAAAAAGAAAAAAACATATAAAAGAAATGGTATGGAATTTGATAAACCATTAGGACCAAAAGGAACTTTTAATTTAGGAAATCCTCCTGTAAGATATGAAGTTGCAGAAGGTGGTATAATGGATCTTGGTGGTAAAGAAATGGATTTAAGAGGCGGGGGTTTTGTACCAATAGGTAAAAAAGAAAAAGCAGATGATGTACCTGCAAGATTAAGTAAGAACGAATTTGTAATGACAGCAGATGCTGTTAGAGCAGCAGGTGGTGGCAGTGTTAATAAAGGTGCAAAGAGAATGTACAATTTAATGAATACTTTGGAGGCTAGAGTATAATGGCAATAACAGAAACTAGGCAGTATCGAGAACCATTTGTAGAAGCAGCCGGTCTAGGCGTAACTAACGAAGGTCTAAGATTACTTAAACAAACATTACCTACTGCAACATACACAGGTTCACAATTCGTTGCTGGTCAATCACAATTAGAAAAAGACGCTGCAAAAGCTGCAGCCGATCTTGGTCAACTTACCGGCACAGGTGCAGGAACAGCTCAACAAGCAGGTTCTATTGCATCTTATATGTCTCCTTATCAGGAGCAAGTAATCGATGCTTCTTTAGCTGCATTGGATAGAGAACAAGCTAAAGGTTTAGGTGCATTAAGAAATAGAGCAGTACAAGCAGGAGCTTTTGGTAGTGGTAGAGAAGCTGCATTAATGGGTGAGTATCAAGCATCCGCTGATGTTGCAAGAGCCGTACAAGAAGCACAATTAAGACAACAAGGATTTGCAGATGCAGTTGCAAGAAGACAAGCAGACTTACAAGCTCAACAAGGTTTAGGTACGTATCAAACACAATTAGGTAGTGCAGAAAGACAATTAACACAAGCTGATTTAGCAGCTCAACAAGAAGCAGCTAGAGAGGCAGCGTTTGCAGACTACACTAGACTAGGATTAATTGGCCCACAATTAGCTTCTGTTATCGGTGGATTCCCAGCTGCAACACAAGTTCAATCAACTCCTCCTCCAAGCACAACGCAACAATTACTAGGATTAGGTATTGGTGCCGCAGGATTAGGTGGAGCTATTAAAGGTTTATTCTAATGAGCAGAATTTTAAGACGGCCTATGTTCAGAGGTGGTCCAGTCTCTAGTTACGGAACGGGGATCGCTACAGGTTTAGGTTATGAAGATGGTGGTAGAGTAGGTTATGCAAAAGCCGGTAAAGTAAAAACATTAAAAGAAACTTTAGAAGATGAAAGAAGAAAACAAGAAATTATAAAAGAGGGTTTTAAAACAAAAGAAGAGTTAGAAAAAGAATATGAAAATAAAATTGAACATCT